CAGCAGATTTTAAAACTGAATCTACATCATTCGGCTCATCATCTCTATAGATGAAAAGCTTCTTATTATAATGTGCTTGCATCTTCTTTTGTATTGCTTGTGGAACTATGTAATATTTACGGTTGTCTCGACTTGTCCTTTCAACCATATTTCTTCTGCCAGCGATAATTGTATTAAACCAGTTTGCACTCATTCTTTCTGGCATTTCCTTGCTAAACAAAAATACAGGACTACCATCATCAATAGTCCTTGCTATTGTCTGATCAATAATACTTGTCTTACCACTACCAGGTCTTCCTGATAATACCGTCAATGTTCCATAGAAGATTTTTAACAACTCATCGTCTAATGGTTTAATGCCAGTTTTTACACCATCCATCTGAGAAATATCAAGTTCCTCAATCTCTGAATAATCAACAACACTTTTTACAGGGACATCCTTTGCTTCTGAAATAAGATTCATAACAAATTCTTTTCCTCCAACTTGTAAACAATCATTGATATCCTTTAGTGGAACTCTCTTACCATTCTCTTTTTCAAAGAATTCAGGTGTTGATATATATTTTGTTCGCCATGTACCAAGACGATAAATACATTCTTTTCTCATTTTAATACCTGGTTCATCGTTATCAGACCAGATAATAATAGATTCAAAATTGTTTAACCAATCCCAATTTTCTTCAATCCAATGAAGATTGCCAGCTCCGAGAGGAACACTTACTGTATTGATATATCCTGCCTCAATAGCACTTGCACAATCTGTCTCGCCTTCTGTTATGAGTAACGGCTTTGACGTATTAACTCTATTCATATTGAACAAAAGTGCTGATGTATCAGCATCTTTTTGACACCACGTTTTAGGCTGACCAGAATGTTTTTCAACAGTTCTTGCAGGTCTATACTTAACCATAGTCAAAACATCATTTGTATCATAAAAGTTAAACACACCGTTACCATGTGAATCCTCTCGAATATCCAAATAGTCAATTACATTTTTTGAAATGCCACGTTTCCCCCAATAGTCAACTACATGCTCTTTTTCATTTATTGGTTCTTCATGTGGATATCTATAATTGTGACGAGTTCTTACATCCTTTTCGCCAAAACTGTATTCGACACCAGCTTTCTCGAATAGATACTTGGCAGCTTCTAAGAATGTGTTTCCTTTTTCCATTAAGACATCAATAATATCTACCGTTTTATTACATCCAAAACAATGAAAAGTCTTATTTTTCTTGTTATATATAAAGCTTGCAGTGTCCTCATTATGATAAGGACAACAGGCTTTCAGATTTTTGTCATCAAAATTTTCTAATTCAAGTAGTTCTGCCATTAAAAAGGCATTATTATCGCCAAGTTTATCTTTAGCTTTTTCGATGTCAGTTTTTTCGATTAGCAATTACTCACCGCCTATGCTTTAAATTCTTTTTCGTAAAATAGCTTTCTAAGTCCATATAGAATCTGAACAGGTTTTGTTGAATAATATAATTTCGATGATTCAATATTTTTTCTGATAAACTCTATAGGTACTTTGTTTTTAAAAACCATTGTGTTTATTGCTCTACATGCAATAGGGAACTGTGTTTTATCTTCTATACAATCCATATAAGCATCTACACAGTCTTTAATTTCTTGTTTCATACCTGCACAATCCCAATGGTAATGTTTCTTGTTTATTACCACGGACTCAGAGGCTTTAACCTTTTGTCCGTGGTGTAAACAATACTTATATGCGCAGACATATTCTCTTTCTTTTTTATCTGCCATATCTACCTCTTTTAATTAAATGGAAGTTCCTCATCAATGCTATCTGGAATATCCATAAAACTTGTGTCAGTTGGTGCATTTGAATTGGCAGTGTTGTTTGTTGTATTAC